TTATATATTTAATTGCTTTAATGCATTGACTGCATCTTCTGTATTTTTCTTGTTAATATGAGTATAAATGTCTAAAGTCATTTGAATGTTTTCATGACCAAGTAACATCTGAACTGTTTTAGGTTTTACATTAGTTTCCGCAATAAGTAGTGTTGCAAAAGTATGTCTAAAACCGTGAACTGTAATATGACGTAAATCCGGTTGTGGCTCTTTTAAGTTATATTTTTTTGCATATTCAGCTTTTTCTTCGTGGTCTTTAGCGTAAATTGATTTTAACCATTGATCCGGTTTGCTTATTCTTAAATAAGTTCCCTTATTAGTGTGAAATAGCTCTTTAGAGATGATTTTCTGCTTTCGCTTATAATCTATCAAAACTTCTTTCAAACCGTCAGAGATCGGCAAAATTCGTTTAGATTTTGGTGATTTAGGTGGCTGAATAATCGTTTTACCATTTAAACCATATGCCAAGGTTTTATTTACTGATAAAGTACCGGCAGTTAGGTTAATATCTGACCATGTTAACGCGAGAGCTTCAGATTTTCTAAGACCAGTAGCAGAAAGTAGCTTGAAGTAAGTATACGGGACCAATCCATAATCTTTTGCAACTTCAAGGAATTGATTTAGTTCATCTCGGGTATAAACATTATGTTCAGTGTCTCTACGTGGTCGAGATGTTTTCTTAGGAATAATGATCCGTTTTAACGGATTTTCAGAAACATAGTTTAAGCGAATACCGTATTCAAAAAGGGCATTGAATTCATTAATAGCATCTCTATATTTAACAATCTGTTTTGCTTTTCTATCAGCCCACTTTTGTAATTCAGCCACTGTAATCTTGTCAATATACTGATTACCAAAAGCGGGAATAACATGGTTATCAAAGACTTGTTTATTTTTATTTGCAGTGGATTCTTTTACTTGGGTCTTATAATTTTCAAACCACAGTTCACGTAATTCAGCTACTTTAATTTGTTTTTGTTTTACAAAATTATCTGGTTTAATTTGTGACATTTTATTGAATACAGCTTCTGCTTCAGCATAAGATTTAAAACCACGCCTGCGGGTAATGATAGGCTTACCATTGCTGTTAGTACCTAAATAAATCTGAAACATATACCGTTTCTTACCAGATTTTAATTTATAATCTTTAATACTTGTATTTTTTCTTTTTGGCATAATAAAAAACCTCCTATTGTAGCCTAAATATGAACTCTGCTACAATAAGAGGGCAGAGTTCATATTTTTATGGCTTTGTTAATTTTAAAACATTAATTTGAGCTATTGGCGTAGCTCATTTCCTTATCCCACTGATGTTGGCGCATCAGTGGGATTTTTGTTTATTTTTTAATAGTCCGTATCATAACTTGAATCATCATCGTTTGTATCGTAACTAGAATTATTGGAATCTGCGTCTTCATCATCAGAACCCTGTTGTAATAATTGTTTACCTTTTTCAGTGTCCGTTCCGTCAGGATTCATGTAACCTTCACGAATAGCCCAATCAATTTGTCCCTGTACCCAAGGATCAGGATCACCATTTACGTTTGCGCCAGCAGCATGATCTTGTCCTGGTAAGAGTGGGGCACCTTTTGGATCGTGGCCAAGTTCCTTGTTAATTTCACCTTGTGATTTAGGTTTAGATTGTTGCTTAGCAGCTTCAACATTTTGAGTATTAGATGAGGTGGATTTTGCATTATTTCGCTGGGATGAATTCTGATTAGCAGAAGTAGTATCAGAGTCAGAATCCGTTTCATCTTCTGTATTAGGCTTTTTGTTTAATTTGTCTTTTTCTGCTTTAGATAAAGATCTCAGCGGTACTTTATGTAAGTTTGAATACTTGATGACAAATGAGCCTAGAGTAGATGTTACTTCTTTCACTTTAACAATGACTATATCTCCAACCTTTACTTTTGGATTATGTGGGCTAACAAAGTTTAAATGTTGGCCAGTTTCTAAATTGTATCCAAAAGCACTCTTAGGCCTTAGATCATTTACTCTGAAGCGAACAGTTTTGCCTTCAAGCACTTTTCCCGCATTTAATGCTGCTTCAGCATCTTCCGCTGTTGCATAATCAGGCTTTGGTAATTTTTTTGTTGCTTTCTTCTTATGAGTTACTTTAGATGATTTAACTGTAGATTTGGTTGTGGTTGATTTCGATGAGCAAGCCGCCGACATTCCCATTACTGCCAATAAGCTTGCTGCAATAACATACTTCTTTTTCATAATTATCCTATTCTTATATATTTAGTTTGTTTTAATTAAAGTATCTCTGACTTTGATGGGATTCAAGGATGGAGCAGGTAAGCCACCAGTGATTTCTTTAGGATCAACATTGAGATCAGTTTGAATTGAAAATAAAGAATTTTCGTATGGAGCTTCAACAAGTGCCATTTTTGAATAAACCTTAGATACGATTACATTGCCCTTAACTGCATAAATACGTCCTAATTTTTTATTAGTTTCAGGATCAGTAATAACTTCAAAACTAGTGTAGTCAATAATTTCAAATCTTTGACCTAATTTAATTTTTTGATCTTTACCAGCATTTATTATTAATTGCTTTGTGCTAATAATCTTTGCTACCTTAATATCCATTCAAACTCCCTTAATATGCAAAAAGAGGCATGCAATATATCTCGAAAAGAAATAATCACATGCCTCGCTCATCACTCTGAGCAATACGTTAAGACCACTTTCGTGGTCGACATCAATCTGTCGATACATGTATTATCACATATGAGAACTCATTATTCAATAGTTTTGATTACTTCTTCTTTTATTTTAGTTAATGCTTTATTTGAGATATAAGTATTTCCAGAAATTGTGAAGTGAGATAATTTGGCAACTTTTAATTTGCTAACTGTTTTTACGTCCGAGATTACGGCAAAGGATTGTTTATTGTACTTTTGGAATTTTCTTAATAGCTCATTCAATTGCTTCACCATGTTTTTACCGTATTCTATTCCCTCAAAGATCTCTTTTTGGAAAGAAAAGATAGTATCAAAAAAAGAAACATATTTAAAAATATTAGGATATTTTTCCCATGAATCAGTAGCTTTAATTTGATAAATAAGTTTTTCAAAATCTGGATCTCGTTTTTCAATATTAAAGCTATTTTCTTCTTTAAATATTAATGAACCATCAATATTATTAGCTTGAATAAAATTGATTTCTTGAATAGTAAATGTAAATGTTTTTCCATTATTAGAATTTTTAAATTGGATTAGCCTCTCAATTAAACTGTCAACAGTTTCATTAAGTTCAATAACGCGATTTTGAATTAACTTAGTTATTCCTTGCATGAGATCATATCCTAAATCAATGTATCCCTTATGATAATGAGAAGATAAGGGAACAACCATGATCTTTCGTTTGAATTTTGTATCATTGTTTGATAGAACTACGCCAAAATGTCTACCACCTAGTTCATTTCCTATCGGGACTCCGTAGTCAATCATTACGATCGTGCCTTGTTTGAACTGCCTATAGTATTTGGGTGATTTGCCTTGTAATTCCTTATCTAATTCGTATCCATAAAAATTCATCCAATTAGGAAGACGTGAAACCTTCCAATTCTCAGGATCACCTTCGTAATAGACTGAGTTAAACTTAGCAAGTTTATGCCTTTTTTCACTATTAGTGAATTTTCGCTTGTATTCAGACATTTAATATATTTCCTTTCAATTATTGAACCTTGCCCGTAAATTGAACCGTAGCATCAATCATTTCGTTGCTAGGTACTCTATGACCCAGTCTTTATAAGAGACTGGGATACAGTAATAAAGCATAAAAGTATCTATATTCCAGTCTTCCTTAGGGACATCATAGAAGTAATAGTCAGCAAGAATTTTGATCCCAGTCTGTGATGCCTTAACTTCAACAGGCGATGAACTACTTTCTCCACAAAAGAATTGCTTACCGAAATCCTTATTTAAAATATGGCCAATCTCGTGAGATATTTGAAATGGTAATTCCTCCTCGTCAGTATTGAGGTTAATTACCATTTTCCTTTTACTAGGTACACTACAAGAAGGCGTATCTTTGTGGAGATCATATGTTGTTTCAAATGAAATACCATGATCTAGGGCATAATTGAATAGATAAGTAATGGTATTACTATCTGTATATAAACTATTCATCGTCGTCATTCTTAAGTAGCCTTCTTATTATCTTTAAGTCTTCTGGTGGGATAGGACGTCCCTGAAAAGTGAATATGGTGTCATCATCGTCTAAGTCAGCTTGCTGACTTTCATTTTCATCCCTTGAAGTGGAACCAGTTTTAGAATCATCTGGCTCAAATCCCAAAATATTTTCTGAAGTGGTATGTAAAGCTTTAGCAAATAGATGTACTTTATTAACAGGAAAATCTCTTGTTTTATTGAAATATCTTGAAAGACTTGATTTAGCAAGACCGGTCGCTCTTGCTAGTTCATTTAATGACATATTTTGAGATTTCCTAAGGTTATCAACATAAGCAACAATTTCATCATTATTACGCATGCTTTCACCGCCTTTCAAATAAAATTATAGTCTATATGTTCCCAAAAAGAAATAAAATGAGAAAAAATATTAAATTAATGTTGACATTCAGGAACTAAGGATATATTATTAAATTGTTCCCAAACGGGAGCGATAGAAAAGAGGTGATAAAATGGGAGAATTGAAATTAGATTTAAATAGGCTAAAAGCAGAGAGAATTGCTAAAGGCTGGGATCAAGCCGAGTTTGCTCATAAATTAGGAATGAGTCGGACGAGTTATAGCAAAAGAGAAAATGGATTAGTTAATATTTCTATAAAAGAACTAGCTAAAATGATGTCTGTTTTAGGATTTAATAAGGATAAAATCTCTATTTTTTTTACTCAAAGCGTTCCCAAAAGGAAACTAAAAAGAAAGGTGAAATAATGGAATCTTTAAAAGTAATTGGCCAAGAAAAGATCGGAAAATTTGAATTCACCGGAATCGAAGGCGGATTTGGCGAAGGTAAGAAAGCCCTGCTTGTAAGAGATATTGCGGTAATTCATAACCAAATAGTTGGAAACATTAATCTTTTGATTAATAGAAATCGAAAAAGATTTAAAGATGGGGTCGATATTTTAGATTTAAAACAAATTGTTCCGAGCAATCTGTTTTCTAAATATGGATTTACTAAAGCTCAATGGGGTAACGCTAATCATATCTACCTATTATCTGAACGCGGATATGCCAAGCTTTTAAAAATCATGGACGATGACAAAGCATGGGATATTTACGATGAGTTGGTAGATAACTGCTTCAATATGCGTGTAGCAATTAAGGAAAACAAGCCAATGATCGTTAACCAAGAACGTCTAAAAATCATGAAAGATAATTCAGCTACCAGAAAAGCAAATATGCTCTACAAGATTGCAATGGCAACTGAATCAAGTAGTTCAAAAGAAAATTTATTAGCAAAAGCAGCTGAAGTTTTAACTGGTGAAATGACTATTCCTGTTATGAAACAGAAAGAATATTCAGCAAAAGATATTGCTGAAGCCCTAAATACTACAGCAAATATGGTAGGTCGAATTGCTAATAAACTTGGACTAAAGGCTAAACAACCGGGTCATAACAAATATGGTCGCTGGGCTAACAGCAAATCTAAATATTCCGATAAAGAAGTTCCTCAATGGCTTTATACCGATGCAGGGATGAAAGCAATTAAGAAAGAATTGGAGAAATAATCATGAATTACGAAAATGTAAGGGATGCACTCAAAGAATTGGTTGCATTGAATAACCCTAATACAACATTTGGCAAAGTTTCGACAATTATTGATTCAGGTGTGAAAACTGGCGAAAGAAAATTTGAGTTGAAAGATCTTCAAGAATCTAACTATGAACTTTTAGCTAATATTTGTGACCTATTAGGAATGAGTGAGATTTATTTAGGAGATAATCAATAGAAATATTTTAAAGAGCGAATGGATTTGTTGGAAGCGTAGGAGGTAGCAATGAAAGAAGAGCAAAAGAAAAGCCCTGTTTCAGAAGAAACAAGACTTAGCCAAGTTGTTAGTGCTCAGACTAATTTTTCTGAACTAGCTCAATTGCTTAGATTAGCAAGTGTTCAAGCTAGTCATTTAGACGATACACTACGGAAAATAAATAGCTTTCAATTGAAAGCCGACATTAAAAGCCGATAAAGTTTACAACATATTCTTTAGTAGCAGTCTGTAACATTTCAGACCATGAACCAAAGCGAGTATGTTGTTTAACTTGAGTATCAAGCTGAGATTTAGATAAATTTTCAAATTCTTCTTGATTATGCGCGTCTAAAATATCAAGAAAATCTTTGATAGATGATAAATCAGTGTATTTATTCATAAAATTAGCATTAAATAATTTGTCAAAATCAACTTGATTATCACCATCTAATTTTTTAGCTTTTTCGGCCATGTCATCAAGACGTTTTTCTAAAGCGCCTAAGCCGTTAATTTCACTCATTTATTTCACCTCCTTGATAAAGTCGTGTATTAAGTATAGCACAATATGAAGTATATAAGAAGAGGAATATAACACTATATGTCGTGGCAAACAGTTGATCGTATTTTAAAAAATAAGCATTGGAGTTTGAGTAAATTATCAAATAGATCAGGAATAAATTACCAAACAATTAGAAATTATAGATATTTAAAGACTGAGCCTACATTCAAAACTATGTGCAAAATTGCTGATGCTTTAGGCGTTAGTCTTGATGAATTGAGAGGAGATAAGGATGAAATTAACACTAGAAGGTAAACCGGAAGAAATTCAAGATATTCTAAGTTTTATCCATCTTCAGCAAGAAACTTATCTTGCTGTAAAAGGAGTAGACAGAGCTAGTAAGGAAAGTATTTTGATTCATTAAAAAGGAGATGATTTCATGCAAATCGCAATCCCAGAACGAGTTATTGAAAGAGCTATTCAACAGAAGTATTTTAACGTGACAGCATCAGCAAACTTCTTAGGAGTTAGCCCATCTACATTTAGAATTTGGCTGAAAAAGTTTGATTTTAAGCCAATTAGTATTGATGGCCAAATCTTATATGACAAGGATGTCTTACAAAAGTTTATGGAGGATCACCAACTATGAGTAAATGGATTAACCACAAGATCAACGAATTCATGGGTACTGATTTCACAGTACGTGAAACAGAAATACTTACGCTAGGTACCATGTGTACAGCATTAGTAGCACTTATTTTTACGATGTATACAGCGATTTTTCCAAATATTTAGGGAGGTGAGAAAGATGACATTAGAAGCAAGATTAATCAGCAATAGCAACGCATTTTTTGCAAGACAAGATAAGTCACCGCTAGTAGCTGATGAATACGAGAAACAATTCAAAATTGCATTTAATGACAACAAAAAAGTCGTTACCGACTGCCATCGGGAACGACTAGGAATAAATTCAAAGATTTTATATCAACCAAGGAGAGTATACCACATGGAAGAATTTGAAGATAGTCAATTGAGAGATTTACAAGAAGTAGAGGGCATTGTCTTACGGGACGTGCATGGCGAACGAGTAGCAATCGGTAAGGGATTTCCTTATGAGAACATTTTTAGTTTCATGGTCCATTATTTTAATTTTTATACCGTTGATGACTTTGCCGAAAAGCTTGGCTATAAAGATGGCGATGAGATGTTTAAATATTGGTTTTCCAAAAAAACAAAACTTACTGAATTTAATCTAATTAATTGGTGTATGGCTTCTTTTGATGGCATTTATGCCGAAGATTTAGCAGATCAGTACGGTCAAGGTTGGAACCACGTTTACATGAAATAGAAGGAGATATATACCATGACAGAAATGAGTGCATTCCAAATTAACGCAAAAATTGAAGAACTACAAGATAAAGATTTAGATCCTCAAGTTCTTGTCGATACAATTGAGAGCTTGGAATTAACTAGGAACGAAAAATTAGATGGAGCAGCTGGGTTAATTGACCGTTCTGATATGAAGATAACACTTGCTAAAAGAAAAGCTAAGGAATGGCAAGAAGTAGCTCGTGTGGAAGAAAACAAAAAGAAACGACTCAATCAATACATTACTGATGTGATTGACGGAGCTGGGATCAAAGAACTTGTGACAGATGAGCATATCTTTAAACCACGCAATTTCAAAGCATCAGTTGTTATCGATAAAAAGGAAGACTTACCAAAAGATTACATTAAATATGTTGAAGAAGTAAAAATTGATAAAAATAAGCTCTATAAGGATTTAAAAGCAGGCACCGAAATCAACGGGGCACACTTGAAAGCTCATAGAGGAACGACCATCAAGTAAGGGGAAAACGCCATGACCGAAGAAGTAAAAGAGAAAAAAGAAGAGCAAAAGCCCAAATTAAGCGTGTATGCTACTTTACAAAAGATTGATGTAAAACCATATATCAAAAAGAAAATGGGACTGGATTATTTAAGCTGGGCGACTGCATGGGGCCTAGTTAAATCACATTATCCAGATGCTAAGAAAGAATTCACTGAATATCCCGAATATATTCCTTCAAAAGGTGAATGGATTTCAACTGGTAGACAAGTACCTTATCGGTTAACTCCATTTGGTTGTGAAGTTGAAGCTACAGTCACAATTAACGGAGAAAAAACGTCTCAAAACCTTTATGTAATGGACAATAGAGGTAACTCCGTTAAAGCTCAGGCTTTAGATATGAAATTAATCAATAAGGCTCAACAACGTTGTCTTGTTAAAGCTCTTGCCACTGCAGGATTAGGATTAGAGATTTATGCTGGCGAAGATTTGCCAGAAGAGCCAGCTAAAAAACAAACCAAGTCAAAGGACAAACCGGTTAAACAAAAGTTGGAAGATTATCCTATTACCTTTAACGGACAACCAACAACAATGGGAATTCTGATGAAACACTTTAAAGAAGGCAATTCAGCTGCAGTTAACTATGTCAATAGTCTTGGAGGTGAAGCGCAAAAAGTATTTGAGGAATTATTAAATAGTAAAGCTGGGAGCGGTAATTAACTATGGGCAAGATGCATAAAGTTTATGACAAGAACTATACGGTGTTAGATAACACGATATTGAGAGATAATCGCTTATCACTACAAGCATGGGGACTATTTACCTACTGCTGGAGTATGCCAGACGATTGGGTATTTTATGAAGATGAGCTGCTAAAGCATTTCACTAATGGAAAGGGTTCAATGCAGACTGCTAGAGATGAACTTGTAAAATTTGGATATTTGAAAAGAAAGAGAAATCGAAATTCGAAAGGTCAATTTACTGATCCTGATTGGTTGTTAATTCCAGAGCCTACATCCGATTTTCCAATGCTGGATAAACCTAAACAGGAAAAACCAGCACTGGAAAATCAGCAACTACAAAGTACTAACTCCACTAAATACTCATCTAACAAAGTACGTACTAAAGATATAGGTCAGGTAGAACCTGACAATCCCTCTAAGTCTAACCCTGAGGAAGAAATTCCATATAAAGAAATCATTGATTATTTGAACGAGAAAACGGGTAGGAGATTTCCTGCATCTGCTAAACGAAGTAAAGAACCAATTCATGCTCGTTGGCGAGAGGGCTATAGACTTCAAGATTTTAAACGAGTGATTGATAATAAGTGCTTTTCTTGGGGAAATGATCCCAAAATGTCTGCCTATTTGAGACCAACGACTTTATTTAGTCCTAAGTTTATAGATTATTTAAATGAGAACAATATACCTGCGAATGCTACAGTTTATGATTTCAAAGATTTTGAAAATCAAAAGCTACCGCAGGATGAAGATGATAACTTGCCATTTTAAAGGAGAATAGCATGAAAGATGTAAAAGTTGCTGCTGCTCTTAGTATCAAAACATATCCTGATACATGTTCCATTCACAAAACTTGTCATCTTATGGGCATTGATGGGAAAGATCCTATTTGCCCTAAGTGCGAACAAGAGAAAATAGAGCAAGAAAAAGTAGCAAATGTTGAAAAATTTAAGGAGAAGAATATAAGAGGTGTTTTAAGAAGAAGTTCGCTTGTTGATGATAAAGATACCTTTAAGTGTAATTTCGACAGTTACAACACACAAAATGGGACGATTGAAGCACAAATTAAACAAAAGGCAAGGTCAATCGCTGGAGAGTATTATCTGCATCCCGAAAAGGAGTTCAATTCGGTACTGTACGGCACTCCAGGAACAGGGAAGACTCACCTATCTATGGCGATCCTTAAGGCAGTTAATGAAAATGCAGATCCAGCACAGAAATGCCTTTTCATGAACGTGGAATCGCTTTTCGGCAAAATTAAGGCTTCTTTTGAAAATCCAAATAGCTGGTGGACGGTTGAAAACGTTAAAGATCTTTTTGAGTCAGTTGATCTTTTAGTTCTAGATGACTTAGGAACTGAGTCAGCAATGCGTCGTCAAGGGGATGAAGCAAGTAATTTTGTTCAGGAAACACTTAAAGAGATCTTAGATAAGCAGCGTCGAGTAATAATTACGACCAATTTAAATAGTGACCAGCTAAATCGTGTATATAACCCTAAAGTTGTAAGTCGAATTTTACGAGGTTCATCTGGACACGTGATTGATTTTAGTGACGTAAAAGACAAAAGAGTATTAGGCTTTTGAGCTTTGGAAAATAGACAAGAAAGAAGCCAGTGAGGTTGCTAAGGCACTTCATGGCGTGGTTAAAGAAGTAGTTGGAGGTTGAGCAATGAAGAGATTTAAAATGCCAAAACTTGGTGACAATGTAGTTTTAAGAAATAAAAAGTCAGCAGATTTTAAAGAAGTAAAACTAGTTGAAGTCGAAGATGAATACTTCTATGCTATCGAACTTGCTACAGGTAAATCTTTAAAAGATAAATCAGACACTGTCGTTGGAGAATCAATTCCGGATTTGCTAGGTTGCTTGCAAGATACATATGAAATTTACTTAGAAGATGATTCTGTAGCAGAGGATAAATTAACAAATGACTAGAAAAAAGAAAAAGCAAAAACCACGTATTAAGTACAATACAGAAGTTCAGTACTACAGAGGAATTCCTTTTAGATTGATTGAGTATACACAGAAGCATTTTGACAGATTGCGAGCTAAGAGATTTTTGCTTAATCCAGACGTTGAAACAGAATACAGAACTCAAAACTTCTGGATACCTAATTGCTATCTTGAAGAAGATGGAACACTTAAGTCTAACGTCTTCGTGGATTGGATTTTTGTAAAGTGCGTAAAAGCTAACAAGTTTAAATATGCAGGTTTAGAGATACCTGACTGGATGAGAGGAAAATTATGAAGTCAGATTGGGTTTTTGCAGCAGCATTTCTGATCCTGCTAGCAGCAATTATTTTGATTGTAGGAGCTTTATGATGAATTGGAATTTTAATTTTTGCGAATATTGTGGGGAAGTATTTAACACCGACGATTTGTTTTTGGATGAAAATGGAAAATTTATTTGCCAAAGTTGCTTGGAAAAACGAGAAGGAAAATAGAGATGGAAAAAGGTAAAAAAGAAAAAATTTTGGAATTTCTGGAAGAAACTAAGAATGCGGTTAAGAGTGGGAGAGTTGACACAGTAATTATATCGGCTTACGGAAAAGACCTAATTCTTCATGTTGCTGGAAAACCACCGACATTATTAGGACTAACTGAAATTCAGCATAAAAACATTGAGGAACTTATCACTGAGTATGAGAGTTAATTTCACGATTGAAGGACCGCCAGTAGGTAAAGCTAGACCTAGGGTTACTAGGAAAGTTACTTATACTCCGAAGAAAACGTCTCAGTACGAGGACTTAGTCAGGTACACAGCAATTAATAGTTTTGACGGGTGCTTTGACCATGACGAGCCTGTAGATGTCAGGATAGTGGCGTATTTTCCAATTCCTAAGAGCTGGAGCAAAAAGCGCAGACAGTTGTGTTTGATTAATAAAGAGTTACCAATTAAGAGGCCTGATATTGATAATGTTAGCAAGATTATTATGGACGGCATGAATCCAAAAATGAAACGCAATAAGCAACTTCACAGAATGGTTGAAGTCATGAGAGGTATCTATCATGACGATAAGCAAGTAACAACATTGGTCGTTAAAAAGAGATATGCCGAGCGTCCTAGGGTCGAAGTGAGAATTAAGAGAGATATGGGTGATTAGGTGAAGTATAGTGCAGAATTAATTACCATAGCAGTGACGCTGATCTGCCTAGGCACAGTTGGATTTGTCGTGTTTGTGCTTTGAGTAGAGAAAGGATGAACGTATGCCACCTTTAAAATTAAAGATCGGAACAAGGGGATATATGCGGCAGTTTGTTGATACCTTTAATCCAAATTATCTTAGGATTCATGGTTTTCACGTTGCTGACAATGGTAGGAAATGTTTTTTAGAGACTAAAGATGGTTTTGAAATGGTTGATGAAGATTTTTTTGAGCAACCTCTAATCACGTATATAGGAAATAGTCAATGGGGATTAGCTGGAGGAAAACCATGAGCTTATGTAGCCATGAATTAAGAAAAAAAGAACAATAGGTTAAACGAGTATAGGAGTGGGAATAGTGAGAGATGTAGAGGAATTAAGCTTAGGATCTGAAATCGAAATTGACTTAGAAAAAACTATGGGAGCTACGACTCGTTTCTTTAAATCAACCTTACCGCATTACATTAAAGGAGCAGGTCTACGGTTAAGCGATTTAACGAGCCCAGAAATTACCGATATGCCTATCACTAGAAGTACCGCCAACACTCAAGAAATTAAAATTTTGAAAGCATGGGCGCGTGTAGAACAGTATGAAAAGAAGGTTGTTACTGTCTATAAAACACTTCAAGTATGTGCTAATACACAAACGCAACCTTATCGAACCATCTTGGTGAACAAATTTATTGAAGGGCTTCCAGACTGGCAAATAGCTAATACAATCCAATATTCTGACAGACAGTATCACACTAAGAAGAAATTGGCACTATGTGAGTTTGCAGAGTGCTTAGAAACTCAAAAAATTAAGAATGGGACTTTAGATATGCCTGTACTTCTAAGATATAAAGGATAACCTCCGTTTTTTATCAATTGCAGATTATTTGCAGGAAAATTGCAGACAAATTGCAATTGAAATGCGTTAAATTAGTATTGTCGAAAAGTTAAGCGGTAGGCTTTTTGATAGACATTAGTGCTAAGGCACCTCCTTTGAAATATAGGCTAAGTGACGAACTTAGTAACCGTTCCTGGTAGACGTTAGCAGTTGTTCGATTCAGCTGGCGGTTATAGCCTGAAATAATCAGGCTAGATGTCCCTAACAAAAGTATTTTTCATCTCTTAATCCTAAAAATTACTTTTTTGTTGAGTAATCTGGTTCGACCCCAGATTGCTCATTAGCCTAGGCATTAGGTAGTCAATCAGTGACTATTATATATAATAGTTTTTGCCTAGGCACGACCTTCATGCCATGACCCTCAACGGTTTCGAGGCGAGCGTGATTTGAGAGCTGGTTATCTGTTCGCAGTGGACCGCAACAGATACCGTGGGCAGAACGGAACACAATTTGGAATGAAAGAAGGCGATCTTCTTTCACGTATCTAGCAAGGTTCGACTCCTTGCCTGCTCATTGTCCGGCGGAAAACGGACGTTAAAAAAATATTTACCTTGTCATATGGTAAGTAAAAGATGTTTTAATTTTTATAGGTCACGAAAATATTACTTGTCTAATTTAATTTACAAAAAACATCTGGTTTAGCTCTGTACCTAACAGAGTATTCTGGCTCGTTGGTCAAATGGTCAAGACGCCACCCTTTCACGGTGGAGTTACAAGTTCAATTCTTGTACGAGCTATGGGAACTAATTGAATTAATTCACCGCATTAAGGAATTCCTCTATATTATGTATTTAACACTTGAGGCTATTGCTCTGTGTTCGCTGTGCATACACACATTCTTTAAGAATGTCCCTTCAAAATTATTTTGTTAAGGAGCAAGTGGGAAATATCTCTAAATGGTGAGACATTAAGCTTGGTTCGATTCCAGTATTTCCCATAGTCCTTCTTAGGACTAAAATTCCGTTCGTTTCAAGAAAGTCAAGTCTTTTAATTAGACTTGGCTTTTTTATAATTATTTTTGAAACGAATGGAGGTAATTAATTGGAAGAATTAGTAAAGACAGCATGGGAGGCTCTTAAGTCAAACATGAAAACAAGATTACTAATAGCTATTACTTGTACGATAGTTTTGTTGTCAAGATCTTATATTGAAACATTGCCAGTGGGTAAAGTATTAACTATGTGTTTTCTTTTTATATATTTTGTAGCATTGATTTTTTGGATTTCGATTGGCCTTGATATTGGCGACGTAATTTGGAAAAGATATAAAACGAAAAAAGAACAGCAAGAATATAAAAAATATGTTTTAGGTCTCACAGAAGAAAAACTAAATATTGTTAGGAAATTATTTAATAATCCTCCTCAATATAAAGGCTATTTACATGAAAATGATCCTAATGTTCTTGAATTATATCAATCTAAAGTAATAGTTAAAACTAAGAATGTATCATATACTAAATTTGGAGAAATAGAAGATATAAATGATGTTCCGATTTTGTATATACTTCAACCGCCGGCTTTGGATATTATGAAAAATAATCCAGAAAAGTTTAAATTGAATAAATAATTATATAAGAGTTAGTCGAAAGGCCAGTTCTTTTTTAATGGAAATATTATTAAACTTTTAGCAGTGGTTCTAAAATATTTACCATTGTTGGACTTAGTTAGCTTAAATTTATATTCATCTCAAAGAATGAATCCTATTATTTCGAAATTGATTTTTTTATAATTGTTATTGAGGTGATTTTATGACTGCTTTAAATGCTGAAATTAGTCCTAATAGTATTATTTTATCTATGGATACTTTAGCATCGAGAAAAAACAACAATGGAAAAACTATTCCATCTTACTTTACTCAAAAATTTGAATATTATCCTTTTACTCAAAGCATATTGTGTGGAACTGGAGATTTTTCAATTATTAGACTAGCTTTTGATAGATCTAGATCAATTTTATCGAAAGAAGTTAAAACATTTAGTCTAATAATTCGAGATGTTTTAAAAAATAATATCGAAAAAGTAAATACAGACACAACAATTTATATCTTCGGCTTTGATGAAGATATGAATACACATGCTTATGCTCTTAGGAGCACTAATAAATTTGATATTCAGGAGATCGCAAGTTATTCAAATCCTAATTGGATATTAAAGCCTCAGTGTGAAGAAGCGATAGATTATTTGCTTAATTGCGATTCAAATAATAAAATTCATATATTCAAAGAACTAATGAAAATCGAAAAAAATATTGACGACAAAAAAACTAAAGAAAGGGTTGGGATAGGTGGTCAAAATATTTTAATTAATTTAGTAGCTAAAGATGGAGAGATATTATCTAGTATTAATATAATTGATGAATTTGAAGATTACGATAAACAATATAAGTTTTGTCTGGAAAATTTATGATTTTTAAGTCAGCATAAGCTGGCTTTTTATTTTGCAAAAATATAAGGTGGTGATAATTTGAAAGAATTAACTCCTAAGCAAAAGAAATTTTGTCAGGAATATTTAAAAGATTTCAATGCAGCTAGGGCATATAAGGCTGTATATAAGGTTAAAAATGATAGTACAGCCAGGGCTAACGGCTCTAGATTGCTAACAAATGCTAACATTAGTCAATATCTTAGTGAAACAATGCATCAAACTAAGGTAAACGATATTCTTGATATTAATGGAGTTCTGGATAATTTGAGCCAGTTAGCAATTGGAAAACCTAGGGAAAAAGTCTTTAAGCGTATTTCTTATAAAGGAAAAAAGCCTAAAGTTGAATATGATAATGTCACAACTGTTACTCCAGAAGATCAGGACCAATTAAAGGCTTTAGAATTACTTGGTAAATACTATAAGATTTTTACTGATAAAGTTGAAACTCAAACCGATATTACCGTAAATATAGATCCTGGTGATTATGATGGTTAACATTAAGCTTAATTTTCCGCATCCCTCAAAAGTGTTTAATAAACAGATCTTTAACAACCTTTTTGATTATTCGCACTTAACAGAAGTATGGTACGGCGGTGCATCAAGTGGTAAAAGCCATGGAGTAGTACAAAAAGTTGTATTGAAATCATTGCAGCATTGGAATGTTCCAAGAAAAGTGCTTTGGCTACGTAAGGTTGATAGAACAGTTAAAAATTCAATTTTTACTGACGTAACTGAGTGTTTAAGTGGATGGAATATCCTTCAATACTGTCATGTAAATAGATCTGATAAAACAATCGTCCTTCCAAATGGGGCGATTTTTTTGTTTCAAGGTATGGATGACCCAGAAAAGATTAAATCTATTAAGGGACTGTCAGATGTGGTTATGGAAGAAGCAAGTGAGTTTAATCATAATGACTACACTCAGTTAACGTTGCGTTTACGTGAGCCTAAGCATAAGCAACGACAAATTTTTTGTATGTTTAACCCAGTATCAAAACTCAATTGGACTTATCAGACTTGGTTTGATCCTAGTGCAGATTATGATAAAAGCCGTGTGTCAATTCATCGATCGACTTATAAGGATAATAAATTTTTAGATGCTGACAATATTAAGACTATTGAGGATCTGAAACGAACCAATCCAGCTTATTACAAGATCTACACATTAGGTGAGTTTGCAACACTTGATAAATTAGTATTTCCAAGCTTTGAAACAAGACGTTTAAATCCAAGAGATCCAGAATTGATTAATCTACATGATTACTTTGGATTGGACTATGGGTTTGTTAACGACCCTAGTGCATTTATGCACATCAAATTAGATTTAAAGCGATGTAAGCTTTATGTAATGGATGAATTTGTGAAGAGAGGGTTGCTTAATAACCAACTTGCTAAAGTTATTAAGGACATGGGTTTCGCAAAAGAAGTAATAACTGCAGATAGCGCAGAAAAGAAGTCGATTGCTGAAATGCGTAGAGATGGAATATATCGAATTCGGCCAGCTTTAAAAGGACCTGATTCAATTGTTCAAGGTATTCAGTTCCTGCAGCAATTTGATTGGATAGTCGATGATCGTTGCGTTAAAACGATTGAAGAGTTGCAGAATTATACGTATGTAAAAGATAAGAAAACAGATGAATACACAAATAGGCCGATCGATGCATATAACCACTGTATTGATGCTATTCGTTATGCGGTAGAGGAAGAGAATGGTCATGGAAGTACGAAAGCGACGCTACTTAAATCATTCATGTAGGGAGTGAGATTTTGAAAGATATTAATTATGGAAGAGATAAAGTTACTGGAAACAGTAGCTTTATTTTTCCTAAGGGAGAAAAATTAACTAGTAATGAATTATTAGGTTTTATTGCATATAACGAAACAGTTTTGAAACCTAGATATAGAGAGAATATGAAGTTATATCTAGGTAAACATAAGATATTAACCGCACCAGAAAAGGAAACTGGAGCAGATAATCGGATTGTCGTTAATTCAGCAAAATATGTCGTTGATGTGTACAATGGATACTTTTGTGGTATTGAGCCTAAACTAGCGTTGCTAAATGGTAGTTCAAAAATTGATGAAATTGCACGCTGGAATAGACAAGAGAACTTTTTTGATACCATCAATGAAATTAGTAAGCAGTGTGATATTTTCGGACGTTCTATTGCCAGTATTTATCAAGGCGAAGATTCAAGGCCGCACTTAATGTATTCAAGCCCTAATCATGCTTTTATTATTTATGATGATACAGTACAACGTCAGCCTTTAGCATTTGTACATTATCAGATTGATAATTCTAACAATTGGACAGATGCTTATGGAGTTATTCAGTATGCTGACAAGTTTTATAGATTTAAAGGTTATGACATTGAAGAAGATACTAATGCAGCGGGTTATGCGATTAATCCATATGGACTAGTTCCTGCAGTAGAATTCTTTGAAAATGAAGAACGTCAAGGAATTTTTGATTCTATTAAAACGCTGATTAATGCATTAGATAAAGTGATAAGTCAGAAGGCTAATCAAGTGGAATACTTTGATAATGCCTACATGTATATGATTGGCTTTAAGCTTCCAGAAGATGATGAAGGTAATCCTAAATTCGATTTTAAAAACAATCGTGTATTATATGTTAGCCAGCTTGATCCAGATACAAATCCACAAATAGGTTTTATCGCCAAACCAGATGCTGATCAAATGCAAGAAAATCTAATTCAGCATCTAACAGATTTTATTTTTATGATGGCTATGGTACCTAATATCCAGGATAAAAATTTTGCTGGAAATTCTAGTGGAGTTGCACTTCAATATAAATTATTTGCTATGAAGAATAAGGCAGATAGTAAAGAGCGTAAGTTTGATAAGTCATTAATGCAACTATATCGAATTGTACTTGCTACTTTATTTAATAATAAGCAAGATCAAGAACTATGGAGCGAATTAGATTTCAAATTTACTCGTAATCTTCCTGAAGATATGGCGAGTGCAATCGATAATGCTAAGAATGCTGAAGGAATTGTCTCTAAGAAGACACAACTAGGAATGATTCCTGATATTGAACCTGATGCAGAAATGAAACAAATTGCTAAAGAAAAAGCAGATGCCATTAAGCAGACACAGCAGTTGAGTATGCCAATTGATAGCCTAAAGCGTGATAATAATGCTGAAGAAGAGTAGTAAGTACTGGCTTGATCGTCAAGCAATGGAAAAAGAAGCAATTGAAAAATACATTGAACAGGATCAAGAAGCTATTGCTCAATTGAACAAGCATTATGACACGATGCTAAATAATATTAATCAGCAAATTGCAGCAGAAATATCTTCTTTGGCAGAAAGAAATAATGTTGGGTTAGAATTAGCTAAAAAACAAGTAACACAAATGGATGTTCAGGCTTATTCAAGTAAGGCTAAGAAATTAGTTGAACAAGCCGCTAAAATGCGGAAAGAAGGACATCATGTTACTTATAAAGATTATTCAGATGCAGTTAATCAGGAGTTGCGAGTCTATAACACTACTATGAGGGTTAACCGGTTAGAATATCTAAGGGCTAACATTGCATTGGAAGTTGCAAGAGCTAGTTTAAATGCTGCATCTATTACAGGAAACACCTTAGTAGATAGATATATCGCTGAAACAAAAAGACAATCAGGTATTCTGGGTATAAGCGGTAAAAACGATAGTATGCTTAACAATGCAGCTATTCAGGGTGTTGTTACTGCAGATGTAAATGGAGCTAATTGGTCAAGTAGATTATGGGCTAATCAAGTAGGATTAAGAGCTAGTCTTGAACAAGTTCTTGCCACTGGATTAGCTCATTTTGATATCAAGAGAATGCAATCTCTAATGACTAATACAGTCCACAATTGGAGATATGTTGCAGATAGACTTCTTAATACTGAAGTTTCCAGGGTGCTTTATATGGCTCAATGGGGAAGCATCAAAAAGGCAGGTTATAGGTTTGTAAAGTGGATAAATGAACCTAAAGCCTGCCTTTTATGTTCTGCAATTGGTAGAGCAGATAACGGATATGGTAGTGGCATATATGAATATGACAAAGTGCCTAGCATTCCAGCACAAACTCATCCTAATTGCAGATGTGCTATTTCTGCTTATTGGGTTGATGATAACCAAGTTGCTCAGAAGGAAAAGGGATTAGGTTCTTATCGTGTGGGTACGAACAAGGTAAATATGGATTATATTCATTCACAGGAATTTAAGACAAAGTTTGACAAGATATCTGATAATCCCAACTTGAATCAGCAACTTAGAAAACAAGCAATTGCAATTCTGACACATAGAAATGGTACTGATGGTGAAGATAGTTATATTTTTGATGAAGATGGTAATCGTGTAGCACAATCATTTGGAAAAGAGGGAAAACTCGAAGTAGGATACAGTAAGAAAGATTTAAAAAGAATACATCAAAATTATTCTCCTTATACACTTATTGGGATGCACAATCATCCAACGAATATTCCGCCATCTGGATCAGATTTTGCTGCAGCTAATAATAGAAATTATAATTATGGGATTGTTGTAACTCATGAAGGAAAAATTTATAAATATTCGTTGAAATCTAATCAAACCTTTTTGCCTAACTTGCTAGATATGACATTAGCCAAAATTGGTCAAATAAACTATAATTTAAGTGAAGATCAAATTTTTGACAAAGCTATGAATGAGTTGCAAGGGAGAGGATTTAAATGCGTCGAGATCAAATAAAAAAGTTTGTTGATAAAACAACCAGCAAGCCATATAGTGATGCAACTTCTGCCATGTTGGCATGGGGAAGGGATCCTTTCTTAAATAGTCTTTCCGAGGAGGAGTGGGACTATTTAATGAAGCTAATTGAAGAAAAAACTGAGTACTATCAAAATCATCCTGATGAAATGCCTGAAATAATAGCTGGGTAAATAATTTTACAGTTTAATAAAGTATTTTTAAGACTATTGATTAAGTTCAATGGTCTTTTATTTTGCCTTTTTCCTTGTGTGCAGGCTTTAAAGAACACCATGAGTTAGTTCCCCGAAACTTTAAAACGTGAGTTATAGAAAGGACATTTAATTATGCCAAAAGATGATGTGAAAGAAACGGTTTCTACTACTGAACCAGATAAAGCTGCAGCATCTAGTTCAGAAAGTAGAGATGATTTCAAAAAGATTGATGCTGATTCAATTGTTAAGCCTTATATTGATCGAATTACTAAAGAACAAGCACAAAAGAATGATTATAAGACTAAATACGAAGATGCTATGAAAGAAATCGAGCAATTAAGAAGTAAGGACAGCAAATCTGCTAAAGAAATCACTGAAGAGGATGAACGTACTAAGGAAATTGAGTCATTAAAAAAACAGAATGCTGATTTAAATGCTCAAATTAAACGTTCAAATGACATTAAAGAAGTTAATGGGATATTTAAGAAGGCAGATCTGAATATTGGTGACGATGTTCTTAATATGGTTGTTAACAATGATGCTACGGTAACTGTTTCTAACGCCAAGGCAATTATTGATTTAGTTAATAAAGCACGTGAGGAAGGTAGAAACTCAATTCTTCAAGGCCAAACTCCTAAAATTGGAGGAAATAAGCTTAAAACTCCGCAAGAAGACTTGAAACGTGCTCTAGGTTTATAGAAAGGAATTTAGAATATGCCAACAGATGCAGAAACTAGAGGTTTCAACTATGTAACAAAAGATGGAAATTTATTAGATCAAAAGATTACTGCAGGTTTATTTACTGCGGCTTTAGGAACGCCAGAGGTTGATTTGGTCAATGGAGGACGTTCTTTTACATTAAAGACTATTAGTACTAGTGGTTTAAAAGATCATACCCGTGGAAAAGGCTTTAATTCAGGTACAGTTTCAGATGAAAAGACTATTTATACGATGGGACAAGACCGAGATGTTGAATTCTATCTTGATCGACAAGATGTGGATGAAACAGATAATGAATTAGCAATGGCTAACATTTCTAATGTATTTATCACTGAACACGTTCAACCGGAATTAGATTCTTATCGTTTTTCAAAAATCGCTACTTCATTTGATAATCTTGATGGTAATGATACTGAAGGTGCTTTGTTAGCTAAGACTCATAAGACTGAGGAAACTTTAGATGCAACAAATGCTTACTCACAATTAAAAACAGGTATTGGAAAAGTACGTAAGTATGGCACTCAAAATTTAGTGGGGTATGTGTCTAGTGAAGTGATGGATGCATTAGAGCGCTCAAAAGAATTTACTCGAAATATCACTAATCAAAATGTGGGAACTACTGCACTTGAATCACGTATTACTTCTATGGATGGTGTGCAATTGATTGAAGTGTATGAATCTAACAGATTCATGACTAAGTACGATTTTACTGATGGTGCTAAGCCGACTGAAGATGCTAAGGCAATTAACTTCTTAGTAGTTGCAAAACCAGCAGTTATTTCAATCGTAAAAGAAAATGCGGTATTTTTATTTGCTCCAGGTCAACATACTGACGGCGATGGATATTTATATCAAAACCGTTTATACCATGATTTATTTATTAAGAAGCATAAACGTGATGGTATTTTTGTATCAGTAAAAAAAGCATAACCCCGCAAGGTAATAAGCAACCTACTCCAGGCGGGGAAGATAAGAAAGAAGATTAAAATGAATGATGTATTAGATGATCAGCTCAAAAAACTTAAAACAGCTCTTCAATTGACTGATACTAAACATGATGATCTTCTAAAGCTGTATCTTGAAGATGCTACTGACTTTTTAAAATTAAGGTTATCCATTACTGGCGTAATCCCAACCGAAATGCTGGCTATAGTTCGTGGAGCAGCTGTTAAGAAATTTAATCGTTTTAAAAATGAAGGTATGGCCAGCTACTCACAAGATGGAGAGTCTATAACTTTTGCTTCCTCTGATTTTGATGAGTGGGAAGATGAAATAAATCAGTGGCGTAAAGACCATACGGGCATGAATAAAGGAATGTGGGTGAATCCATATGAGATACGACAAAATGGTAGAGCTAATTGAAAAACATCAAACTAATAAAGTTAGTTCTTATCCAGCTAACATCACTCAGATGGGATTAGATCAAACCATTAATATTTTTGGTGATGCTAAGCAAAGACCTTATGTAGTTAGATTGCCTATTCCAGTGGACTTTCGAAATGGTTACATTAAATCTAATTCTTTACCTTGCAACTTAGAGGTAACTAGTGCACGAACAACGGATAGAATAACCACATTGATCGGAGTTGAGTATCATGGCAGATTATAGTATTTCATGGGATGGATTAGATGCTTTAGATGAAGCATTGGCTAATCAGCAAAATATGAATACTGTTAAAAAGGTTGTAAAGAAACATACAGCCAATTTAATGACTGCTACTCAACAAGCTGTTCCAGTTGATACGGGGCATTTAAAGCAATCTGCACAGATTCAAATTAGCAGAGATGGATTTACTGGTTCTGTTACTTATGGTGGTGGATTAGTAAATTATGCTGCTTATGTTGAATTTGGTACCCGATTTATGGATGCTAGAAAATATGTTGGTGTGCCATTTATGTCAGAACGGATGAAATTTATTGATGATTTAAGAGATTTAACAAGATGAATCCATATGAAGAATTGTTTGAAACTGTAATTGAATATTGCAAAAAGACAGGGTATCCCACTTTCGATTATTTACCAGACGAGAGCCAAGGATATCCTTTTATTATGGTCGGAGATCAAATTAATAATGATATCTATGCTAAGGATTTTGTCACTGGGACTAGTAATTTAACTGTTCATTTTTTTGCTGAATATAATTATCGCTCTGAAGTAGCTACGATTATGGAACAAATTCAGCGATTAATACCTAAATTCTTTACCACTGAACATTATTCATTTGCTTTAGCTGGTAGTTCATCAAATATTCTAGGTGAGACTGCAAATAATATTCAATTACAGCATGGACGATTAATTTTAGATTTTAATTTGAGATAGAAAGGAAAATGAAATGCAAAAAGCATTAAGTGGGACTCGTAAAGTCCTAATGTTTAAATTGGCCAAAGATAGAGATAAGAAAAATGCTACTCGTTTGGCATTAGAAACTACACATACTATTAAGGAAGCTGGGAAAGTGGCTACTACTGAAACTAAAGATGGTACAGTTAATAATCCTGGCGAAATTACTACAACTATTGATATTGAAGCCCTAGCTTCTGATTCTCCAACTTATCGTTTATTACATTATGCTGCAAAGCATAGTGAATTAGTAGATTGCTGGGAAATCAACTTTGATAAACCATCACCCGATAGTAAAGGTAAATATTTAGCTCAATATGGTTCTGGATATCTCTCAAGTTGGGAAACCCCTGATAAGGTGGGAGACAACGAAACAATTAAAACTACATTGAACGTTGATGGTAAGTTAGTCAGTGGTTATGCAACTGTTAGTGATGAAGATGTAGCTACAGCTAATAATTTCTTCCGTGATACTACGGCTGCAGCAAAAGAAGAAAAAGGATTAGATGAATACAGTCAAATCTATCCTGAAGATACAAATAGACCTGCGAGTAACAACTAATTCAACTGTGACAAACGTAATTAGCTCTAATACTAATAATGAAAGTGAGACGCATTAATGAAAAAGATCAATTTAAACGGTAAGACCTACAATTTGGAACTAACTTTAAACAACTTACGTGATTTTGGTTTTGTACCCAATAAAATTGGTGAAAATTCTGAAATTTTAAGTAATATTGTGGCTGGTCTAAATCTGGGAGATGCTTTTACTTTAATTGATGTTTTGACTAAGCTATTAAAACGCTACAACATCAAAGAAAAAGAAATCGAAAAAGCAGTTATTCGTGATAAGAATAGTGGAGATCTATATAAAGTATTAATCGATTTTTTCAAGACAGAACCACTTACCAAACGGATGATGAAGACTATCAATCCATTGATTACAGAAGCATTCGACAAGATCAAAAATCCAATGGAGAAACTAGCAAATCAAGAATAACTTTTGATGAAATCATCATTACAATGATGCAGTATTATCCTACTTTTACTCGTGAAGAAATAGGAAATATGACTCTGACTGAATGGAAACAAAGACTAAAGGCTCACCGCTATGCATATATTGAAGCGGAGAGTCTTTTTTATCAGATTCCATTTATTCAGCAACTAACAACTATTACTGATAAAGATGGATATTACAAATATAGATCATTAAAAGAAATTGGAATTGATTTAGAGCGGCAAAAATCGGCAATTAGTGGTAAGTCTCAAAAGAAGGTTAATAAATATCTTCAATTGCAACAAAGAGCAGAAAGAGCACGCCAATTAGCTAAGAAACAAATAGCAAAACGGAAAGGAGGTAACTGATGTCTGATAGTTATGGTGTTACTGCAACGTTTAGTGCTAGGGATAATATATCTAGTGCTATTGCTCAAATGAGATCACGTATCCGAGGAATGTCTGAAGATACAAACCAAGTTACGGCGAGTCTAGGTGAGATGGCCAAAGGTACAGCGGTATTCTCTTTAATTTCTAAGGGAATAGGAGAAATGACTAGCTCCTTAGATGGGGCGATTTCACGGTTTGATACCCTACAAAATTTTCCAAGAATTATGAAAATAATGGGGTCACCAATTAAAGAGAGTACCTCAGCAATTAACATGCTGAAAAAAGGTGTTGATGGCTTGCCGACGGCATTAGACACAGTTGCCTCTACTACTGAAAAACTTTATCCGGCTGTCGGAAATAACGTAAATAAAGCTGCTAAATCCACTTTAGCGTTGAATGATGCTTTTATTGCATCAGGGGCTAGTGCTGAAGACGCAAGTCGTGGTTTAATCCAATATACTCAAATGCTTTCTACTGGAAAAGTAGATATGATGTCCTGGCGTTCATTGGAAGAAACTATGCCTTATGCATTACAAACGGTTGCTAAATCATTTGGTATTGCATCTGGTTCAATGCAGGACTTATATCAAAAAGTTCAATCTGGTCAAATTTCAATGAAGCAATTGAATGATCGTTTTATTGAATTAGATCAGGGTGCGAAAGGATTTCATGAAGCAGCATTGAATGCTACTGCGGGTATTGGTACAGCAGTAGCCAATATGAAGAACCGTGTCAAGGCCGGATTAGCGGATATCATTGAAGATATTGATAATACGATAAAAAAGGCAACTGGTGTAGATCTTGCAGGTTGGATTAACAAGAGTTCTTCAAAAATTAAAGAAAATCTTGATGCATTAGGCAATCAAATTAAAGGATCAGTAGCCACAATTAGAAATATTTTTAATATTTTACGTGATGCTATTATGCAGATTTTTCCAGCATGGAAATCAGCAATTGAGAGTGTGGTTCAATCCTATGGCTTACTGTATGCGCAAAACGATAAAGCCACGGCTTTAAATACATTTCGAGCAATAGTTCAGCAGATAACACAGGCTCTAGTAGGATTAGCTAACTTTATTCAGCAAAATAGTACTAAAGTAGCCGCTTTAATTCCAATAGTATTACGTGCAACTACTGCATTTTTAGCATTTAAAACTGCAATAAATATTTCTAATACTATTGCTCAACCTTTCTTAGGTTTAGCTGGTGGAATCAGTACTGCTACAGCTCGTTTAACTCAATTCTTTGGGATTGGTACTCAATTTCAAACTTTTGGCGCTCGTATACTTGCGGTGTCTAATAATATCAAGACAATGGGGCCAGCTGGTGAAACGGCAAAGAATGCTATTAGCGAGGCAGTTGCAATTATTGATAAATTAGGAACTAAAAGTAATGCATCAACTACTGCAATAAATAAGGCAAGAAATGCTATTTCTTTATTGGGAAAGCAAGATCAGACAACTGCTAGGGAGCTTTCAAATCTTTTAACTAAGATTGAAGAAAGTAGTACTAGATCTACTGAATCTATTAGCGGAATAAATGCTTTAAGTAATTCATTAAATCCTTTGAGAAATCGTTTAAATCTTGTCAAAGAAGAATTCAATAAATTAGGTCCGAATGTCGAAAAATCGACCGCACAAGTTAGAAATATAGGACCTAGTTTTCTAAGTGCAGGAAGTTCAATGCAAATGGCTGCTAGAACCGTTGTCTCTAGGATAGTTTCCATTTTTAAAACAATGGGAACTAGAATTAAAGTTTCATTTTCTTCTCTAAGATCAATTGGGCCTATGTTGCTTTCCGTTTTTCAAAATCCTATTGCTGCAATTACTAGCGGATTAGGCAGAGTTTTGGGTGTTGCACGAACATTTGGCGCTTCGCTTACTGTAGCACTAGGCCCAGTTGGAATCGTACTTGCTGCAATAACTGCTGCAGTTGTGGCTTTTACTGTAATGTGGAAAAACAACTTTATGAATATTCGTGGAGTTGTTTCTAGTTTTGTTTCTGGTGTTAGTCAAAGCTTTTCTAGTATGCAAAGTACAGTTAGTCCGATAATCAATGCCTTAAAAGTAGTATTAGAAGCCCTGAAACCAGTTTTGCAAGGAATTGCAGTAATTATTGGTGGTGCTTTAATGGCTGCACTATCAGCAGTCATGTTGGTAGTCGCTGGTGCGATTGATACTATTAGAACTGTAATCACAGGTATCTCCACAATTGTTATTGCAATTAAAGCTTTAATTACCGCTATTGCAAAAGGTGGAGAGGCTATCGGAAAGTTCTTTAAAGGCGACTTTAAGGGCGCCGCTGAAAGTGCTAAAGGATCAGTAGGTGCTATTAAAGATGGAATTTCTGATATTGGTAAGCAATGGCAGAACTTAGCTAATAATAGTGCCACTGCTAAAACCGTTAATGCTTTAAAGCAAGTTGGTAAATCAACAGATGATGATGCAGAAAAAGCAAAAGATTTTCAAAAGGCGTGGTCTGAAGCCTCTAAATCTATGCAATATGATAATAAGGCCAATAAAGAAAGTTTTGAACAAGTTGGCGAGTCAATGAAATCTGCTTTTGGTTCAGATGATGGAATGAAAGGATATGTTTCAACCAGCGAAACTTTATTAAAATCATGGAGTTCTAAACAGCAAGAGATTCAAAAGAAATCCAGTGCCTTAATGGAGCAAGCAACAAAAGAAAGCGGAGAAAATCAGCGGAAGTTACGAGCTGCTGCTATTAATGAAATGCTAAGCGACCAATCTAAGGGCGCTGGTCAAATGCAGCAAATTATGAATGACAATAATAAAATGCTGCAATCTGGAGTTGCTTCTAATGGTCAGAAATTAACTGATGAGCAAAAGCAAGCTCTTAAAGATCAAAATGAGGCAGTTGCACAAGCTTTAATTGATCAATCCAATATGGAATTAAGAGCTTTTAGACTTAAAATTGATAATCATGAAAAATGGACTAAAGAAGATACTACTAGGCAAATTGCTGCAATAAAGCAACAAAATAATGCTTTATATTCAGAGCATGAAGCTAATGCTCAACGAGAAAAAGATCTAGAACAAAAGTTGGCCAATGCTAAAACTGAGACAGAAAAGAATGGCTATCAAATGCAATTAGATGCTTTAAAACAAAGCGATCAGAAGAAATTGCAAGAGATTGACAGTAACAACACTCAGATCATTGAGTCAATGGCTCGTTCTGGTCAACTAACTCATAAGACTTTTACACAAGCTTTAAACAAAATGAAAATTAGTACCACTCAAGGCTTAGAAGAAATGTTGAGTGAAATTAATCAACATTCAGCTACAATGTGGGAACGTATGCAGGTAATGGCTCAATACTTTGGAACAGCTGGTAAACAAGGAACACAAAACTTCTTAAATGCTGTAGCTTCTGGAGATTTAGAAAAAGCTGGTAACTTAATGAATAATCAAGTTATGAAGGATTTGGGTAAATTACCAGCAAAAATGTTTAAAGGTGGTAGTGATGGAAAGCGGAGCTTTTTGGATGCTATTAAGCGAGGAAACTATGAAGCTGCCGGAGAAAACATTAGTGATAAAGTTGATGAAGGCTTATCTAAGCGTAAAGGTGGCGGAAAAGGAAAAGGCGCTAATGATGAAGGAACCAAGAGAGCAAAAGAAATCTCTAATGGATTAAGTTCTCAAGCTCCTAATGTTCAAAAATCTGCTAAAAAAGTTTCTGATGCAGCCGATAAAGGGTTAAAGGCTAATACTGCTAAAGCTAAGTCGGAAGGTAAAAAAACTGCTACAGCATATTCGTCTGGTGTTAAATCGGGTAAAGGTTCCGTATCATCTGCATCTAAAGAATTGCCAAAAGCAGCAGCTAGTGGAGCGAAGTCATCAACTGGATCAATTAAGTCTGCAGGTAAATCAGTTTCAAATAGTTATGCGTCTGGAGTTAGAAGCGGTAAAGAATCCGCTCATTCAGCCGGCGCTTCATTAGGATCAAGTGCAGTTAGTGGTTTAAATAGTAAAAAATTTTCAGCTAAAAGTGCTGGAACTACATTAGGAAGTTCTATGCAAAGTGGTCTTAAGTCTAAATCTAGTGCCATGAGATCAACTGGAAAAGATTTAGGAAGTTCGGCAAATAGTGGTGCTAGAACTTATCACAGTGACATGTATTCAACTGGTAAATATTTGGCAGAAGGAATTGCAGAAGGTATTACTAGTGGCTCAGGAGCCATTAGACGAGCCGCTGAAAGTGCAGTTCAAAAAGCTGTTGCAGCAGCACGAAGAAAAGCAGATATTAATTCACCTTCTAGAGTAATGAAATTAGAAGTTGGTCAATGGCTTGCTAAAGGAATTGCTTCTGGTATTGATGAATATACAGAAGACGCTCAAAAGAGTGCGCAAGATTTGATTGGTCGAGTTCGGAGTACTTTATCTGGTGAAGCTGGTTTTATTCTAGATACTCGCAGTCAACTTAGTGTTAGTCCAAATAATCAGTTGCTTGGTTTAATTGCAAATATTAGTAGCAAGCTTGATAGAAAGCAACAAATAGTAATGGATACTGGTGCATTAGTTGGATCAACTGCTGATGTATATAATCAAAAATTTGGTAGTGATATTTCATTAAATGAAAGGTTTTCAAAATAATGCGTGAAGATAAAATTTTTTCACAGTTTAATAGGCAATATGAGAATGATGGCCTTTTTCATGACACAATCGAAACTTCGCCGGTTATGGTTCGTGCTCCTGATGAAGGTTTTACTTTCGCTAATTTTAATTCTTCCGACAAAGGCTGGTGGCTTACTAAGAGGGATGCACCAACGCCAAGAGAAAAAGAGATTACTTACTCAGTACCTTATTCGCAAGGTGAGGAAGACTTTTCTAATCTTGATAACCAACGATTTTTTGAAGCCCGTGAGATTACTTACGAGCTTCTTTTAGTCGACGAGGATTACTCATACCGAAAGGCTAAGGAAAAAGAAATCAAGCGCCTAATTATGCAAGCAGCAGGATATCGAGCGCTTGAAGATACTTTTAATTCTGGATTTTGTTTTTCTGCAAAGTCAGAAAGTGTTGAGTGTTCTGACGATGAAAGTAATGGGACTTTAACAGCAACTGTTAAGTTTAAAGCGTATCCTTATGCTATTGCTAGAAGTTACGAGGGGTCTGATATCTGGGACGAGATTAATTTCGATAACTGGGAAGACCAACAAACTACTTTTGAAGTTTACGGAAATTCGATTAAAGCGGATCTTGATAATTATGGTTCAAAGCCGGTTGAGTTAAAATTCGCTGTCAGTGGAAAAGTAAAAGTTACAGGTTCTAATATCAATCTTGATTTAGACCAAGTCGGAGCAACTAAAGCTAGCGTAATGCTACCAGTCGGAGTAACTAGTCTTACTGTTTCAGGTAGTGGCACAATTCACTTTCAATTCAAGCGAGAGGAGATGATCTAGGTGGGATATCGGATCGTGGCGTATGACAAGCCTGCAGATAAGAACGGCTATATTGTGTATGACCAGAGCCTTCCGACAAGGAACTTAATATCTGGAAGTTTAAATCTTAAATTAACAGATATTGATGATCTTGATATCACAGTTAATCAGAACAATCCTCTCTATGACAATGTAGAGCCATTAATTACTCACATTGAAGTTTATGAAGATGATTCCCTTATTTTTCGTGGACGTGCAATTAAACCAATTAAAGAGATGGCTTCTAATGGTGGGTTCACTCGTGAGTATATTTTTGAAGCAATTGACGCTTATCTGTTAGACAGCATACAGCGCTTTGATAATGACTCTGGGTCAAGTGCTAAGCAGTACTTACAGAAACTAATTAAGGTGCATAATGAGCAGTTGAATGATACTTATAAGCACTTTACACTTGGTAACTGTGATTATTCAGACAGTGAAGGTATTGTTCAACGTCAGATTGATTATCCGACTACTAAAGAAGCTATTACTGCACAGTTGATTAATAAAACTGGTGGTTATATCAGAGTTAGATATGACCATAATAAGCAGACAAATTATATTGACTACACAAAAACAATAGGAGTATCGCATAAGGCTGATACTCCTATTTCTGTAGGTAAGAATATGCTATCTGCTAAGCAGACCATTGACCCTACTGGGATAATCACTCGATTAATCCCGCTTGGTAAGGTTCAACCATCGCCTAAGATTAATTTAGGAAACGATGATACAGTCGATGAACATGGTGTTCCTATTTCAGGCACAACTCATGCTGTTAATGGCGATTGGGGTCCTGCTATTAGATATGCTGCTAAGCTTATGGGCGTAAACATAACTGATGAGTACGTTGAAAAGATTAAGCGCATGATCCAAGGCGAAAGTGGTGGATCTGAAACTGTTGTTAATAACTGGGACAGTAATGCAGCTGCAGGTCATCCAAGTACTGGTTTATTACAGTTTATACAGGGTACTTTTGATAAATATTGTGTTAAGCCGTTTACCAATTTACGGGGCGGATTCGATCAACTTATATGTCTATTTAATATGGACGACTGGCAATCAGAAGTTGATAAGTGGCAGATCTATCATTCGTGGTCACCTAACGGTAATCCACGCCTTAAAGAAGTAAGTACTACCACAGTTCATAAAACATCACATAATACATGGGGTTGGCCGTTTCCTAGCGTTGGCGAAGGTCACTTCATGGACGCACAACTTTTTGGCGTTCATGCAGGTAATGGCAGAACTAATAATTTTCATGATGGTTTAGATTTTGGCTCAATTGACCACCCTGGTAGCGAAGTCCACGCAATTCACGGTGGAACAGTAACTAGAATTAGCAGTGATGGTTACATTGGTTGGTACGTTGTTACGCATTCAAGAGATGGCTATGACATCGTGTATCAAGAAGCTTTTTCAAACCGTGGCAATATCAAGGTTAATCAAGGTCAAACGATTAAGACTGGTGATGTTATCGGTATTCGTGATACTAGTCACGTTCATATCGGTGTTACTAAAAAATCTTGGTATGAAGGATATACCAAAGGTCATTCATTTGATCCTAACTGGGCGTGGCTTGATCCTTTGAAACTAATCAAAGAAGGCGGTCAGAAAGGCGATAAAGATAGCACTAGCACTACTTACGAAGATGAAAGTCCACAACCTAGATATAACATCTCTAGCGTCAATGGCGGTAAGGATTATATCGAAGATGCTGACTTAATTAAGCAGTTTGGTGTAATTGAAGGAACGAAGATTTTTGATGACTTGCAAGATCCAGCACAGATTAAGCAGATGGGCGAGAAGTGGCTTGCTAATGAGAAACAGCACGTCACAAAGAACTCTTTTGAAGTTTCAGCATTAGAGCTACCAGAATTTGATCGTTTTAAGGTTGGCGATTTTTATCAATTTATTAACCCACAGGTATCCAAAACAGCTCAATTACTTCAAGTAGTCGAAAAAGATATTGATTTCGCTCACGAGAGAAATAGTAGCTTAAAGATCGCTGATGTTGCTAAGAGTTTGACTGATTATCAAATTGAAGATAGTAAGAAGATTGACGCTCGATTTAGATCAATTCAGAATACACTAGCGCAACAGTCACTGACTATTGCTAATTTATCTTCTGGTGCAATGAGTGCCGAGAGTAATAACAGTCAGGTTAATCAAAGCATTAACCAAGTATCTGATCAGAGTACTTTCAACGCTAGATATATCAAGGATCAGTTAGACAAGCACTTGAAAGACTATGCTGAAATTAAAAAAATCATTGATGATTTACCAAATAAATATGCGACAGCGGAGCAACTAAAAGCGTTAAGCGAAAAAGTTGATAAGTTAGAACAGAAAGGGGAAAACGATGTCTAATTATTTTGACAACAGCCATATAGACGGCAAGCAATTAACTCCACAACAAATTGCGGACGCTATTCGCCATAAAAAGTTTGGCGTTGATGTCCGAGAAGCTATGGCACAAGGCTTAGAGTACTGCATGACACAAGCCCAAAAGGTGGATAAGCTTGAGCAGGATTTAAGTAATCTGGATAAGCGAGTAACAGCATTAGAAGTTTTGCCTAATGAAGTGGCAGAAGTTAAACGAGATATTGGAACGATTAATACGCAAGTAGCAAAGCTCAATCTTGCCGTCTTCGGCGATGGAGCTACTGAAATATCAATTGATAGTCAAAACGATATCAATAATACAAAGAAAGCAAAGGGGATAAGTATAGATTATGACAATGACAAGCGTTAATCATGGAGAGCCATACTTCTTAAAAGCCGATATTTCTAAGGCTGGTCAATCAAGTGCATCAATTAATGACTATATTAAGATGCGTGTGGCTGATAATGGTAAGATTCTGCCGGTACAGTGGTATGACCAAGGTCGTGTGATGAACGTAAATGGCATGATTCCTTTTATGGAGGGGGCAGTAGGTCAGTGGCATACTGACGACGATAACAATATCGTAATGGCTCCTGATGCCGATTATCGTGATTGGCAAGGTAGTACCGCTAATACACGAGATGGTGGCTGGGCTGATTACATTCTGACTGATCAAATGTTTACCCAAAAGGGCATTTTCTATGGCAAGATTGGCTTGATGGACGGTAACGGTCGCAGATTAACTTCAATTGACATTTGGTTTAGAGTACTTGGCGATGATGTCATGTTTGGGCTAACCCAGAAGTACTATAGTGATAGAGTTGAGAAACTAATCCGTCAAATTCAAGATGAGGCAGATGCAAACTTTAAACTTTTACAGCAAAAATATGATCAAGAAGTATCTGAACACTCTAATGCTTTAACGAGTAGCACCGCAGAATTAAACAAATTAGCGGTAACTGCTGGATCAATTAGATCCGAAATTACTGCTAAAAATTTCGTTGAATATGCCGACTTTGTTAAAAGCAATGATTCCATACGGAACGCAATTGATGATCGCTTACAACATATTTCATTAGTTCCGGAAACATTTGCCTCTTTAGATGATTTAAAAGCTAAATATCCCGACGGAAAAGACGGATTATTTCGGGTTGATCAAGAAGGATATATTTGGCGCAATGGAAATTGGACTAGTATAGGTGCATTATCTACAACAACCGTTTCAGATGCGGATTATACCCAGCGTATTGGATCATTTATGTTCTTTAGCGCACCTGATGACCGAGTTGAAATTACGGAGAAACATAATGCCGAAACAAATGAATATACTGGAACTATTAGCATCCCATCAGGAGTGTTAATTTACGTAAATGATGACGGTAAATTTAAAAAAATAAGTACTTTAAAGTTAGATTATTCATATAATCAACAAGACGTTGATGCAAATGGAATGTTGACCTTATATTTTGATAATAATTCAAAATTATATATGTCTTATAAGCCTGAACGGAGAAACGACGTTAAGCTCTTTAGTATTTATCAAAGTAAAATCTACGGTGGCATTAATATTAATCACATCTACATTAACGGAATAGCGGCAGGTGGCTGGAGTCAAAAAAATAAAATTGCTAAAGCAATTCCATATACCGGAGACGAAAAGATCTACATAACTGTGTCTGACTTTAATTACAGTGTCGATATTCCCAAAACTGTTAACTTTATTGATGATGGCGGGCAGCATTGGCCTTATCTTAATGGGACGCAACATCTTGAATATCAAGGTAATGGAACAACTGTTATAAGTCTATTCCTAAATAAAGATTCTTCTAGCTTTTATTTAGATACTAAAGCCCATCAGTCTGATGATTTTTTTGTTGCGTCTTTGTACAACGCACATGCTTATGGCTCAAGTTCCGATGATATTGTCGTAAATGGAATTGATAATGGTGGCTTTGGCTCCAATAGCGTCAATGGGTATTCCATGCTTTTGCCGATGTATGAAGACGATAATCATATTAGCGTAGAATTCGATCAATCTAATTGGAAGTATAACATTAGCTATCCTGAGATTAACGTTATCGAAACTAATAGTGGAAAACACTATGTGAGCAAAGCAGGAACAGCTACAGGACAAGGTGATGGTTCTACTACATTAAATGTCTATTTTGATGTCGAAACTCAGAATCTGTATATTGATACATTAGGGCATCGTAGTACCGATGTGATGATTGCTACTTTATACGGTGCTTATGCTTACGGCCAAGATGTTCGTGCATTTGTTGTAAACGGAATTGATAATGGTGGATTCGGTCAAGTATACAAGCCTTATACACTAACTGATTGGCGCATTGATGCTTATGCAGGTCAGGAAGTTAATATCGTATGGCTAGGTGATTCAACTTTTGAAGGTTTCAAAGTAAAAGATGTAAATAATGTTGCTGCTAATTACATCAACCAGTTACTAATCAACGATTTTCCTAAAGTACGTTCATATAATTGTTCAAAAGGAGGCTGGACTACACGCCAATTAGCAGATAATTTTGATAATCTGACCAAAGATGTGCCTAATATGAAATTGATACTTATTGGTGGTGGAATCAATGATAGAGAAAATATTGCTGATTCTAGGAAAGCTTTAGATGAAATTGTAAAGAAAGTGCAAAGAAAACAAATTGTTCCCATAATTTGCACGACGCAAGCCTCTGCATTACTTTATGCGAATCAATCAGAAGGAGGAGACTGGACTCTTGAACAAGATTGGTATGCAAAAATAAATGAAATGCGTCGAATTTATGCAAAAGAACATAATGTTATGCTCATTGACTTGGAAAAATACGACACTAAATTCATTGAATATGGTCCAAATAAGTTAAGTGAAATGTTTGACGATCAAATGCACGGTCATGATCCTATTCATAAGTTCGAAGCTCAATTAGTCATGTCTTGTCTTGCTAAAGACCATGTAGATATCATTGAAGAAGATACTCCTGTTACTGTAACAACCATGAAAGCACGGTCCGACTCTACATATAACTTAACCAGTCAAGAGCTAGATGATTCTGCTTTAAATTCTAAGGGATTTAAAGCACGTATGAGTCGCCAGAATGTTAGCCAAGATTTAACCATTCTTGACTATCAATTCTTCATTCCTGCAGGATATAAGAAGTACTATTTAAATGGTTATAATCTTGGTGATCCTGTATCGGTTGGTGTCAACGGAGAAAAATCAACTTTATCAACTACTGAGCAAATTAAAGAATTGGAGCCAGGATACTATCATATTCTAGTTAAGCCAACAACTGATAAGTTTGATTTTGTAGGGCTAAGAATTGAAGGTGGAACGGTTAATGAAGCACAAGCTAACTAAGCTCATACATTCTGAACGTAACACGAAAAAATATTATCAAAAAATTAGATCAGATCCACTTAAGCTGGTCTTAACCATCATACAAGGTCTAATCTCACTATGGATTATCGGGATAGGGGCGTTCTTATACAGTGACCAGCATTACTTTTTTTGGCCACCCGACTGGTCAAACATCGAAAATGACATCAGAATTGACACTTTTATAGTACTAGTCGGACTAGTACTTTTTTTATGCACAATTTTCGGAGTAAGAAATCGTAAAGTTATAGCAACTCTTTTAGTTTGCTGTGGTGCAATTAGTCTTTCTATGGCTACCTTGTCGCTACTCCATGTCATCATGTCTAGTTATTGGGTTATGGGACTTAACGTGATCGGAGAATTGATTCTTTTCAGTTTGGTTCTATTAGTAGCTCATTACTTATAGGAGGTGGGACGTTTGCAAGATCTAAGCAATCTGATCTTAGCAATTGCATACTTGATCGGTGCAATTACTACTTTGTATCAGGTCAAAGCAAAGGCCAAACACGACGCTCCACCAGATGATAGTGTTGATAATCTAAAAAAAGAAATCAAAACTTTACAAGATGAATTAAAGGAGAAAAAACATGATTAAAAAGCTAGAAAAAGAACTAAAAAAGCTAAACGCAAAGCGTGATAAGTTGTCAAAATTCTTATCCAAACAAAATAAGGAAACTTTATCAGCTAACCAACTTCAACTCTTAAAAGAACAAAAACAAGCAATGGATAAGTATGCCAAGGCTTTGAAGTTACGTATTAAGGATTTAAAGGAGGCTAAATAATGAACGTTAATCAATTACTAGATTTAGCTATCGTAGTTACATCAGTTGCAGCAGTCGTTGTTGCTTCTGTGTATGCTAAACATAAAATTGTAATCGACAAGAAAGCAGCACAAGGCGACCTTTTGGCAAAGTCTGAAAAAATCATTGCCCAGTCTGTAAGTCCCCTTGTCTACCAAGCAGAAAAGAGGGGAGGGGACGGCGAAGATAAATTGACCTTTGTCGTTCAAGGCTTATTCTTGCTCTTAGATATGGCACACTTACCACACCCAACAATGAGTTTCGTGAAAGGTATGGTCGAGAAGTCCGTTACTGCTATGAGACAAGCTCAATCAATTGCGGATACAGTAGATAGGCCTAAGACGACCATTGTTGGCGAGTTAAAGGAAGTTAATAAGTAGGAGGACAAAAGAGTGCTTAAAATGGTCGATGTATATAGTGGTAGTCCAAGAAGCTTTGCAACCCAAAGTGGTACTGATATCACTATGGTAAAAGCTACTCAAGGAACTTACTATGTAAATCCATATTGTGATACAGATTATCAAGCTGCAAAGAAAGCTGGTAAGATGCTTGGTGTATATCACTATGCTGGTGGTGGCGATCCGGCTGTTGAAGCTAATTATTTCTATAAAAATACCAAGAATTACATTGGCGAAGCAGTTCCTGCTTTAGATTGGGAAGACTACCAAAATCCTAAGTATGGCAATGACTCAAACTGGTGTCGTAAATTCGTTGATAAGTATCACGAATTATCTGGCGTTTGGCCACTCATCTATACTGGTCAAGCTGCACTTCCTGAAGTAGGTAACTGCGCTAAAGATTGCGGTCTATGGTTAGCTTGGTATGCTACCATGAATTGGAGTTCTTGGACTTTACCAAATGCTAGTTTCAATGTCAGCCCATGGCCAACTTATACTGTTTGGCAATTTACGGGTGGCGACATGGACAGAAATGTGGTTAATACTACAAAAGAAGGTTGGTTGAAACTTGCTAAGCCTAATGTTGATGTTAAGGTAACTGCTAAACCAGTTATTACTGAAACTAAGCCACGTCCGGAAGTTAAGAAGTGGGTCGATGATTTAGGCGATGTTTGGTACTCTGAAAAGGGCACGTTCGTGACTGGAGGAGCAATTAATCTTAGATATGGAGCTAAAACAAGCTCTAAGATCATTGCTCAACTTCCAGCAGGTACAGAAGTTAAGTATGACGCATATAGCCGTCACGGTGGCTATGTTTGGATTAGACAGCCCCGCTCAAACGGTTATGGTTACCTAGTATGTCGTGCAGGCAATGAGGCATGGGGTACTTTCAAATAGAAAACTTAATATAGCTCAAAAGCCACTCTGGAGATTTCTCTGGAGTGGCTTTTTTGCATACAATAAATTTCCTATTATTTTAACTATGTTTTCTTATTACAAATTTACTTGCAAAATGTTATAATTTATTTGCAACTAAGTAAGGAAGTTTGAATTCAATGCACTCAAAAAGCACTACCTGATCGTCACAAAAGGTAATGCTTTTTTAATTGCTTAGTGCAACCTTCTAAGCGTTGAGGGTGGACTACAGGAGAACGTCTTATTTTTTGGCTAAGAATGGCTAAAAAGAATTACTGAATTATAAAGTTATAAAACAATGAATACTAACAAATCAATGTTTCAAGTGCTTTATGTAAACATAAATAATCAAACACTGAAACCTGTACTCTCCTTTAAATTTGGTCCGTAAGTGTTAATCTTACGGGCTTTTTTATACACTTTGATCGCCAAATATTTGCTCAGGATGAAATCTCATTCTTATTTTTATTGAAATAGTTAAATAAAATTTAAAAACACATGTGCTTTATTTTTTGCTGTTACAATATTTATTAGTACAATTAATTGAGGTTAAGTAAAA